TATCGCCCGGTGCCAATTCCTTGAGAGCCGTCCGCATAGTAAATACGCACGTCGTCGTCTTCGTAATGACACAAAGCTGGGGTAACAGGGATGTTGTAAAGGAGATCTCCAGGAGCATTCGTGGAGGCCCAATCAAACTGGGCACACATCATAGGGATCTTCATGAGATTGGCAAATTTTTGTTCCGAGGGATCAGAAGAGGAAAAGTCAATGTCAGTGTAGCCCCCTACTGGGGCGGCATCTAGGCGAACAGCACCGTTGATACCTTGTGTGTGTGCAAGTGGGGTGATGGGAAAAATCATGTTGTGTACTGCTCGAAGTGGATCAGATGGTTTGTCCATAAACAATCCAGCAAAATCTATGGCGGTTTTAGCACCAGTAGCTATTGCTCCACCCCAGTTTCCAGTGAGGACATTCCAAACAGTTCCTGCAACGCCACCGAGTATCCCAATACCTTTTGACCACCAGTTGGTAGGTGGTGACTGAGGAGGAGGTCCATAAGAATCAACTCCTTCAGAAGTAGGCTGCTCAACAAAACCAGACATGTCTGGATTGTCAATAATGGGAGAATCGTCAACGTCAGCAGTGTCTCCTTGGAGTTCCGCCACCATTGGAATTTGGGGGATGTGGTCCCAGATGGGCACAGCAGTCTCGCATGCTACGAACTGCATCCACATTTGGACTGTAACAACTGAAGATGATGTGGCTGACGCCTCAAGAGGGTTAATCACCATCACTCCAATTCTTCCCATGTTGGAAATGGGGTCGACAGAATTTGTTGTTAAACAGGATTGAGGATGTTCAAAGCGAATATGTAAATCTGTTGGTGAAGAGTCACAAGCTTGAATGTCTTTGTGTGGTTGTCCAGATGTTGTAAAGATGGTAGGTCTCTTGCGAAGAGGTTTTCCAGTGTACAATTGACGCGCTGCTAATGTAGCAGAGTACTGTGTAAAAGGATCGTACCACAGTCTTAGCAAACCCATGTGTTGTGGGGTTGCATTAATTTGAACTGTAATTTTGATGTCGGGTTTGTAAAACACGTACATTTGAAGTAACAGTTTGTGAAAAGTCGGGTTGGCTGCGAAAGCGGCCGGAAGTTCATACTGAAGGAACTGAGTTCCCGCAGCAGCTCCTGTATTCCATTCAAAAGAAGAAAGTCGAACGGGCGACTGAAAAATTTTGATAGCATCCATATAGCTTTCACCAATGGCGTGCTTAAACATAGAAGGAGTGCGGGGAACACCTAAAAAGGTATCCCCAGCAATCTGCTGTCTTGAGTCCTCGTAGGTCACATGACCTGACGTGGTGGTTGAAGTCTGTTTAGGGAAAATAGATTGTTGCGCAGTCAGTTTTACTCAGATAGCCGATGACTATTGGTCAATCTGAGGGGAAGCTTCTATAAAGGCGCCCGAGATAAATATCTCTCCTTTTAGAAAAGCCTCTCTCTCCTGTAGCGTGGTCCTAAGCTTCGGGTAGGAACCACTTATAACTCAATAGAGAAAGAGGTTTACAAAACGTCACATAACATAAAACATGTAGGGTGAGAATTGGAAGAGGGGGGGGGGGAAGTCCGATAATAATAAGATTAGAGTCGGATGAATACGCACTTAGTTTCTGTTAAAATACACAAAAGTTGTAGTAGGCACTGAAGCCAGTACAGGTCTTCTGCATCTTCACTAAGGTGGTGATATCTTACATATCAACATATACAAGGGGTGGTAAAACCCGGAGTACACATTAACATGTGGGGGAAGGGGATTATCAAACCGGAAGTCAAACTTCCGCTTTAACAAAGAGGACAGAAATTATTTACGTAAATTTCAATAAACCGGTCTTAATATAAGTCATTAAGCAGAACTTGTCCAAATTGAATTTGGGCAGAAGGCGATAATTGTTAACCACAAATACCAAAGGTATGAAAAGAAGATACGGTGTAGCATCTTCGTCTCCAATGACGAATCAAGGATACCATAGCTTTAGCCACAGCGGCGGGTGTTTAGTCCGACGCCACA